TATCGCTAGAAATGCCAACTATTTACACTCTAAACCGCTTGCACTCTGCGGCAAACCCTGTACACTTGTTAGCAAGTCGGGGCAATAAGGCAGCGGCACAAAAGGCGATCAACATGAAATATAAAACTATGCAATTAAATAATGGACAATTCGCAGTCAAAGCCAGAGGTAGAAAATATTTCAATAAAACAGTAGGGACAAAGGAATATGCTGAAGAACAAGCTTTAATAGAATCGATGTATTATTACCAGCAAGCGTTAGACGAAGCACAAACACAATTAAATAACCTGGCAATTGTAGCAGAGAGAACAAGTATTTTCGGTGGCATATACTTGCTACAAAAAGACGGTGTTATAGAAGACAAAGCAACGGATATTAACGACCTTCTAGCGTAAATAATACCATTTAAAATCATTGTTTGTTAAGTAGTTATTCAGGACAATAGCTACTCATAGAAACAAGGTAACAACCAACTAACTACACTATAAGGCGAATATATTATGAACTACGAAACTAAACTATTATCCAAACCTACAGTGCAAGAGATGATCAAAGGGATCCGTGCTAGCGGTCTTAAGGTCAATAAGATAGAGGGCGGCTATGTTTGCAAGGCTATCAGCCACGAAAACAAGCCGATAGAGATATTTAAGGCAATGCACGGGAACAATGGATACCTTGTGAGAATGGTCGACAACTTATTTGCATAATTTACGTTGCTTGTTAGGTAGTTATTCAGGACAATAGCTACTCATAGAAGCAAGGTAACAATAAACTACTATCACAAAAGGTGCTACAGTATGAAAATTGAACTCCCAATTAATCACGTATTAAGAAGCGACAAGCTAACATACACGGCAAAACGATGGGTCAATCAAAATTGGCAGTACCTTAGCAAAACTAATACGCCATTAATTAACGTCAATAGCAGTGCTAAGATTGTAAAGGGTAAAAAGCTCAATGTTTATACTGGTATTTTGTACCTTAAACCTGCCGATAGTGTAGCAACACAAACTATATGTCCAGCGGCAGGCATGGCAGGCTGCAAAGCAGGTTGTTTGGAGTCTAGCGGTCAATTGGGTATGCAAACAGGCGACAATGCAAAGATTAAGCGCACTATCTGTTACTTGATGGAGCCAGAACGCTTCAATAGTGAGCTTAAGCGAGAAATAGCACGACATTACAAAAAGCATGGCGAAGCGCTTACAATCAGATTAAATGGCACAAGTGATATCGATTTTAATGGTCTTATAGCGTCACTGCCTGCTATACAATTCTATGATTATACTAAGATTTATTATCGTGTAAAAAATAACCACCTTAAAAACTATGACCTAACCTATAGTGGCAGCGCTAACAATGATTTGGTTATTAAACATACAGCTCGTGCAATCAAAGACGGCAAACGAGTAGTGATTGCGATGAATACAGCAGAAACAAAAGGTGAATGGAAGCGCCCACAATCGATAGGCGATATACCATTGATCGATATGGACGAAACAGACGTACGCTTTAAAGATGCTGCAAATGCTATCGGTACTCTCAAGCGCAAAGGCAGCAACAAGGCAGAACGCAAAGCAGATAGCACAACAAACGGCTTCTTTTTTAACGAGTCAACATTCAACCAACTAGCGGCAATGTTATAATTGCCAACTACTATCACAATACAGGGTGAATATTATGTTATACTTTAAAACAGTCAGCGCATATATGGAAGCGATCAAAGAATGTACTATACTTGGCTTAGATTTTGAGGGCAGCCAATCGTCGGATGCTACTTATACAATTCAAATACTAGGGCGCAGGCATTGGAAGTAAAGAATTGCCAACTATTACCACAATTAACACTGTATTTATTTTTTTAACTGTACCATAATTACTTTAACACTAACGCAACACAAAAAGAGACTAAAGACCATGTTAAACTTAATCAGCAAGGCATCACCAAAAACAGCACGTCGAGTAGTAAAGTTAGCAGCAAAGACAGCGGAGAAGCTAGGCGCAACAGTGAGACAAGACAGAGATGGCGCATCACGCTATTTTATCCAAACGGAAAAAGATCACTATATCATATCAGCTCGCAGTAAAAAGAAAAGAGACGTAGAAACAGTAGACGGCTCTACCTATAGGGCGCATCATGCTGGCTATATGTCATTCTATAAAGAGCTAACAACAGGCGAGCGTAACATGTGGGACATTCCACAGCGTGAAGAAGGCTAACACTATCACGATGCCAAAGACGGCAACAACCCAACCCAACTAAGCAGGTGATAAAATGAACGCACAAGAAACAGTGGATTATTTACTACAATTACCGAGAGAATCAGAGTACTTTAGCAATGACGAAACAACACTAAAAGTAATACCAAAGACGGCCAAGTATCCTACACTCAAAGCCATGCAGGACTTCGTAGGCGGACACATAGAGAGAGTGAGTCTATCTAATGGTGATGATCTTATCATTTACGAGGAGGGCTTATACGACGACACAGGCGCTAATCTAATAGCAACAAAGTTATACCATAACGATATTGGCATGGACATGGTGCGAGAGCATACGATGCCACCACTATTCGGGAATGTTATCTACCTACAAGGGGGTTTAAAATGAGCAAAGTAGATCAAGATATAACCACAATTATGCAGACGGTGTTGATCATAGAGGACACAGATCTATGGCACAGAGATGAACAGATTGAGATACTATTAAAGCTATACCGTTTACGCACATACATGAGAACCAAAGAGGCAATAAAAGATGAATCTTAAAGACAAAGTTATACTTATAATCTGGTGCGCCATAGCAGTAGCAGTCACCAACCTAATAACCTTACCACAGGCTTACGCCGAGGAAGTAGAAACAGAGGATTATGCAGGGCAAGAGTTTTGTATACCAATGCCGCAACAGATAGCGGAGCGTGAATATATAGAGCGGCTAGAAAAGTTAGTAACAGACTTGTATACTTTTAAAATTCAGAGTAACATTAACATTGCAGAGGTAGCATATCGTGAACGACACAGCACAGAACGGTAAAGGTAGTAAGCGTAGACCAACCAACGCAGACAAGTACAACGACAATTACGATAGAATTTTTTGCCAAAAAGGCAACACACCTAAAATTGAGGAGAAAGAAGAAGTGAGTCATTTAGATTATAGTTCAGACGTTTCATGGGTTCCTGCATGTGGTGGCACAGAGCGACCATTCGAGTGGGGTGATAAAGAGTATCTATACATGTACAATACAAGCACAGGCGAGCATTCGTATTACAATGCCACTGATGATGTCTTTGAACATAACGTAGAGTTTAACTAATGTATATCGAGGAGGTTAACTAATGTATATTGTAGAGTGGGCAGATTCAACTGGTGTGTATAGTCAAAAGTTTAGCGACTACAGAGAAGCTACTATCACGATGAGCGAGCTGGAGTCTAACAGCATGGCTTGCTCAATCAGTACCGTTGATGACCCTGATCCTGACTTTGATGATGGCAGTGGTTGGTATTGGTCTAACAAAGAACGTGATTACGTGGGAGGTAAGTAATGGGAGATCCAAACAAGGATTATGGAATGTTAAAAAATGAATGATATAAAGATTGATGTCGAAATCTATGACTATCTTGTCGATGTATCTATGAAGGTACATGGAACCTACAGATACAGTGAGTTCCTCAATCATGCAGATGCAAGAGAGTTGGCTGGGTATTTACAAGACACAGCTGATAAAATAAATCAGGTATTGGCATACATGCAGGAGCCTAAAGCATGACCATACCGAGAGGGTAAAGCATGACAATGGGTTTATCCACAGACAGAATGGATTCAAGATTCAAGTCAAGTAAAATAAGTGATTCAATGTGAATCAGTAAATCGTATGTTTAACACCCTAAAATAGTTGACTTACCCCTACATCGTAACTAAATACGCTTGACAATAAAGGAGCTGTGATGTTAATTAGATTTTTACGAAACGAAATAGCATTGTGTAGGTGTTTTTATGGGAGATATTTAATACCTAGACTATGCAAAAATGGGGCTGATTTATTTATCAGTTGGTTAGGGGGATGTATTGTCTGGTCGAGACTTAAAAGAACACCTAAGAATACTAAACGAGTTCAGGAAGATTGATCCGTGGTTACATGGTCAAGCTATCTTTTGTTTCCTGCAAATAGCACAGAACGTGTTCGTTATGGGAAAAGATATGCGAGTTTGTGATATTGGTGCATTGATGGACACATCTAGTGCCAGCGCCAGTAGAAACTTACGAGCGTTAGTTGATCATGGGTTGGTATCACTATACGAGAATCCCGATAGACGTATTGAGAAGTTTATCGAGGTGACCAAGAAAGGTCGAGCATTAGCGAGGAGGATTAGGTTATGAATATATTGGTTGAAGCAGCACTGTTTACCTTTGTCTGTTTTTTAGTAGGCATGGGTGCAGACGTAATACTGGAGGTGTTATGACCGTTACACAACGAGGTAAAACTTTCCAAGCTCGAATACAAGTAGGAGAGCATAGAGCAAGTAAGACGTTTACCAATCATGGTGATGCAGCATTATGGGAGGCACAGGCTAAGTATAATCTTGAACGTGGCTTGCTAGTACCCGCACACATTAACGCCGACACAGGAGTATCTTCTGCATGGTCGTTAGGCAAGTCACTTGATGAAGCCTTTGAAGTATTGTGGGATGGAGGTAAGAATGATTACAATATGCTGTGTACCATCAAGCTATTAAATAAATGGTTTGGTTTTAAAACACCAGTAAGTAAAGTTGATACACAGCTAGTCAAAGGCTATGTGACAATGATGAAGAAGCAGGGCAGGTCAGGCGGTACAATCAATCGTCATCTATCATGCTTACGTCAAGGTTTGCAGATGGCAGTTGATAACAGACAGCTTACTGAGTTACCAAGAATACATAGAGCTAAAGAAACGCAGCACTCTGTTAAATGGTATCGCCCTGAGCAAGAGAAATTACTACTATGTACATTACTTGATATGGATCAACAGTACTTACACGATGCAGCAATAGTTAGTGTTGATACAGGTATGCGAGCTAGTGAGTTGTTAAAGTTCAATCCCAAGCCAGTAGCTATTGGTAACAAATGGGGACTCATGATACCAGACCGCAAGAATGGTGATGATTTATTATTACCTGCCACTGAGCGAGTGTTAGAGGCAGTAGAAAGAACGCAGTTTACAAAGCACCCGAAGCAATTTAGAAGACAGTGGGATATGCTTAGAAACAAAACAGGTATGCAAGATGCGATATGGAAGACATGGCGCAGTACGTGTTGTAGTAAATTAGTAATGGGCGGCATGGATATATTCAAGGTTAAAAATTGGATGGGACACCGCAACATACAGACTACAATGAAGTACGCTTACCTCGCACCCGAAGGTTTACTTGATGGTATTAACATACTGGAAGCAAACTAGAATGTGTGGCACAGTTGTGGCACGATGTGGCATGGCTTGTGTAAACGTGATTAGAAAACCTAAGCATTCAGCAGCGCTCTTAGCTCATCTGGATAGAGCACCGGTTTTCTAATCACATCCGTACTGTCTCCGCAACCGATGAAAGTTAGATTAGAAATGAAGCACATAAACAAAAACCGAGTGTCTTATATACTACGCCACCGTAGTTAGTTATGAAACTTGCCACATATACACAAATTCATGTCCCGAATAGAGGAATTGACATGGCTACAATCGATGAGCAAATTGCACTTGAATATCAAATGGTGCAGTCAGGGATAGACAGGTACAACAAAACACTAACAGATCTTAACGACAAGGAGCTAGGTTCAAAAACAAAACACGGGCGTACTATCATCAAAGGGATCGTCCAACCTATTGAAGATTCTATAATCGCTTTGATTAAAGACAACACACAGAATAGAAACATAACAAAGAACCTTATAAAGACCATGAAGCCAGACCAAGTAGCTTATCTAGCTTTAATTAGTTTGGTTGATAACATAGCTACAAAGACAACACTCTTAACAGTCGCTCGCAACATAGGTGTGCAGATAGAGACACAGAAGAGATTAGATTACTGGTTAAGCCTTAAAGATGGTGTTGCTAGTAACATGATTAAAGAAGCTAACAAGAAGTCAGACAAAGGTTTTGATCACAAGCGTCACGGCCTGAACCATAAGATGAAGATAGATGAGATTGAAATACCAAGCTGGTCTAATGAGATGCGTGTTCATGTAGGTATTAAAATGATTGATATAATTATTTCTAGTACAGCTATTGTTAAACTAGATAAACGTATCAATAAGAACAGAACGGTATGGCACGTTATACCTACAAGTGAGACAGAAGAGTGGATCAAAGCTTTTAACGAAACCAACGCAGTAGCACTGCCTCGTTATAGTCCCTGCATTGTGCAGCCTAAAGACTGGGAAGGATTCTGGGGTGGTGGTTATTATTCTGACCACATAAATAAATTACCATTCGTGAGGGTACATACATGAGAAAATCAGCGCAGGAATATATCAACACTATAGGGCAGCTTGATCTTGACCTTGAGTACCAATGTGTAAACACCTTGCAGCGCACACCTTGGCAGGTTAATTCTTTTGTAGTCGATGTACTGAGAACATGTTGGGATAGCGGACAAGAGTGGATAGGATTACCACCAAGAAATAATCTAGACCTCCCGAAGTATCCATTCAGTAAAGAACCAAAGTATTTAAACGAAGATGAAACAGAAGCCTTTAATGCCTTTAAGGCTGTAAGAAAAAAGGTACACACAGTTAATAACAAAAGTATGTCGAGAAGAATACAGGTAGAGCGTACCATCCAGATCGCAGAGGAATATAAAGACATAGGTAAGATGTGGTACGTGTGGCAGTTAGATTTTAGAGGCCGTAAGTATCCAGTCGAATCATTCTTATCACCACAGAATGCTGACTACTCTAAGGCACTGCTAGAGTTTGCTAACACAGCTACTATCACGACACCAGAGGATGCTCAGTGGCTCGCTATACACGGTGCTAATGTATTCGGAGTAGACAAGGTAAGCCTAGAAGATCGTGAGATGTGGGCTTACATGAACGCTAACAACGCCATTGACGTTTATAACAATCCGCTAGGTAATAAATGGTGGCAAGAAGCAGACAAGCCTTGGCAAGCACTAGCATGGTGTAAGGAATGGGCAGAGTACAACATCGCCAGAGCTAATGGGGAGGCGTATGAGACACGTTTACCTTGCGCTAGCGATGGTTCATGTAACGGCTTACAACACCTCTCAGCGATGCTCAGGGACTATGAGGGAGGGCGTTCAGTTAATCTTACACCTAGTAAGGAGCCGCAAGACATTTACTCTGACGTAGCTAAGAGAACAACAGAACTATTACAACAGGAGGACACAGAACTAGCAGCACAGCTACTTGCCATAGGTATTGACAGGAAGATTTGCAAAAGACCTGTGATGATTGTACCATACAGCGGGACACGACACTCTTGTAGTGCTTATATAGCTGACGCTTTGGCTGATAAATGTACAGGCAGCAATCCTTGGCAAGATGAGTTCTTTAAACCAGCACGTTATGCTTCAGGTTTTGTATGGCAAGCAATCAATGAGGTGATCCAATCAGCACACGAGGTGATGGATTACATTAAAAGTATCGCAAAGCTCTACTGTGAGGCTAACAAACCCTTTGAATGGATTACACCAACGGGTTTATTAGTAAGACAGGCTTACATAAATACGACAAAGCTCAGAATTAAGACACACCTGAGCGGTTCTATTGTTAAATTAAACTATAACCAACCACTTGAGAGTGAGATAGACAAAAAGAAAAGCGTATCAGGGAGCAGTCCTAACTTTGTACACTCGCTAGATGCTGCTGCTTTAACATTCACTGTAGATAAATGTCTTAAAAAAGGAATAACAGATTATGCCATGGTTCACGATAGCTATGGGACACATTCTCCAAACATGCCAGAGTTAAATAAAGGATTACGAGAGGCTTTTGTAGATATGTATAAAGAACATGATGTGCTGCTTGATCTCTACACACACGCAGTTACTTCATTAGGGGATGATGTAGTCATTCCACCGCCACCGCAACGGGGTACGTTGAATATAGAGGAGGTCTTATTAAGTGATTATTTTTTCGCCTAATCTCGAAGGTTCCCCTATAGCCACCACCCCATCAACATTAACTATATTAGGAAAGTAAAACATGTCTAAAAATATATTAGTATTAGAAGGTTCAGTAATGTGGGCCAAAGTGTTTGAACCTGATACCAAGTTTAACCCTTTGGGTGACTATAGTATCAATCTTCAAATGCCAGCATCACAAGCTGCCGCAATGAGTGAGAAACTAGAAGCAATAGTTCAAGCTGAGTTCAACAAGGCGATCAAGCAAGACCCTCGCCTAAAGAATACGCTGACCACTCAAGATGTATGTCAACCAGTGTTCGATCGTGACACAGGGGATGACACAGGTGCCGTAGAGTTTAAGTTCAAGTTGAAAGCTAAAGTACAAAAGCGTGACGGCACGTACTATGAGCAACAACCTGCTGTCTTAGATTCTAAGAAAGTTCCAATGAGCAATGAAATTCTTATTGGTAACGGCTCACGAGTTAAAGTAGCTTTTGAACCAATCCCTTATGTTATGGGAAGCACCAAGAAAGCTGGTGTATCTTTACGATTAAAAGCAGTTCAAGTAATTGACCTAGTGGAATACGGTACAAGTGCCGCTAGTGTCTTTGATGAGGAAGATGGCTTCGTGGCTCCTCCGCCTACCGAAGCAGCTAACACTCCTGTGTCCCCCACAGAGGAGCTAGCTGATGTCGCTGACTTCTAGATCGACCCTAGAAGAACGTGTACAACTCAACCTCAATGCCCGTGGGATAGCTTATGAGTATGAACCTTGTAAGCTGCCCTACGTGGTAGAACGTAATTACATTCCTGATCTAAAGATTGGAGATATTTACATCGA